GGGCCTACCAGCTCACGTTCAATTCGCAGAGCGGCCAGGCCGTGCTGCTCGACCTGATGAGCTTCTGTAAATTCCGCCTGCCGATCGATGACCGCGCCGACGAGGGCAAACGTCAGGTGATGCTGCGGATCATGAACCTGACGCAACTGTCGATGGAACAACTACAGGCCGCCTACCGCGGCCAAACCCACGTGAGAGTGACCGACACCGAAGCGTAAATCCGGCCCGCCAAAGGAGCGATAAGCCATGACGACCCACCAGCCTAACCATCTCCATTTTTTCAACTATCACACCGGCCGCCCGCGGTTTCATTTCGATGAAGCGAGTGATGCCGCTGCCGCTGCCGCCGCTGCTGCTGCATCTGCAGCAAAGCCGTGGCACGACGGCGTCACCGACGATGTCAAAGGCTTCTGGCAAAACAAGGGTTTGCCGCTGGACAACCCGAAGGAGTTCGGCCTCAAACTCACAGAGCTTTACAAGGGCGCCGAGAAGTTCATCGGCGTGCCGCCCGATCAGGTGGTAAAACTGCCAAAGGCCGACGCCCCACCGGAAGACATGCGCGCGTTCTACGAGCGTCTCGGTGCCCCGAAGGAGGCCAAGGAATACGATCTGTCGGCCGTCAAGGACATGGGCCTTGCCGAATCGCTGCGCGCCGCGCTGCACGCACGCGGGGTAAACAAGGATGCCGCGGCTGATCTCGCGAAGGCCGTGGCGACCGCGCTCGAATCCAAGGCAACCAGCGAAAGTGCCGTCAATACGCAGAAACTGATCGACCAGAAGACCGCGCTGAAAGCGAATTGGGGCGACAAGTTCGACTACAACCATCTGCAGGCGATCGAGGGCGTGCGCCGTCTCGGCATCGACAGGGAGTCCGTCGCCGCGATGGAGGGCTTGATCGGCTACGACAAACTGATGGAAGCCATGCGCAAGATCGGCGCCAACACCCGCGAGGACACCTTTGTCGAGCGCGGCGCCGGCGGCACCGGTGAGGTCACCACCCGCGAGGGTGCGGTAGCCCGCAAGGCCGAACTGAAGGCCGATAAGGCGTGGGTGAGCAAGTTCCTGGCCGGCGACGCGACAGCGGCCCGGGAGATGGCCCGGCTTGACCAGATGATCACGGGAGATGTGGCATGACCATGACCGATATCCCGAACGATCCGCCCGTGAAGAAAAAGCCGAAGAAGCGTAAAGCGAAGAGGACGCGCGCGGCGTCGGCACCGAAGACCGCCGGCGAGTTAGGTGGCCTCACGGTCACTGCATGCTGCAAGGCCTGCAGTGCCGACGGCTGTGTAATCTCGGGCTCGTCCTACTGCGCCCACCCGCGCAAGGGCGGGCTGCAAGGCGTCGACATGCACGACACGGCCGCGATCGGGCGGCTCAATGCAGCCCGCAAATTGCTGGCGCGCGCCGACGCGGACAAGCGCTTTTCATGAAGAAGATGCGGATTGAAACAATCAACGGCGTCTCACGCGTTCTGCGACCGGACCAGCGCGTGGTGCGGGCGCGGGTCGATGACACCGGCGGAATCCGGTTGATTATCGACAGCGAGGAAGCGGTGCTTTCACCTCAGAAAGCCTTCGAACTCGCCACGGGGATACTCGGTGCGCTCGGCTACAAGTTCGAGAAACAAGCGGTCGATCTGCAATCCTGAAGGCGGTGCGTTGAACTTCCAAACTGGGCGCGGCAGGTTCCGCGCCCATAGACCCGTGCGTCTCCGGTCCCCGCAAGGACAAGTCCGGTTCGGGTAGTTACGGCCCCCGCAAGGACAAGGCTGAAGGTTTGATGGCCCCCGCGCGATCTCTCGCATGGGCAAGGCCGCCGACGTTCACCCCATTGCAGGCGGGATAGCCATGTCCGAGAATCTACTCAAACTTTTCACGACCCAGTTTTCCACCGTGCTCGATCTGAAGCTGCAGCAGAAGCAGTCGAAGCTGCGCGGCCGGGCCATGGAAGGCTTCCACGTCGGCAAGCAGGCCTCGCCGATCCAGTACATCAGCGCAATCAAGATGATGCCGCCGGCGGGCCGCTTCGCCCCGATCGGCCGGCAGGACGTCGACTTCGTCCGGCGCTGGGTTTTCCCGGTCGACCGCGACGCCAACCAGCTCATCGACACCTTCGACAAGCTGAAGACGGTCGTCGAGCCGACCTCACAGTATTCCGATGTCGCCGCCGCCGCCGCCGCCCGCGAATGGGATGACCGGCTGATCGCCGCGGCATTCGCTTCCGCCTCGCTCGGCACCGACAGCTCGGCTTTCACCGCCGAAACCTTCTCGACCTCGGACTGGCAGATTGCCTCGACCTTCGGGTCCGCGGCGGCTTCCGGCCTGACCGTCGCCAAGATGATCGAAGCCAAGCGCATCTTCCGCAAGGCGCAGGTTGATATGGAGGCGGAATCGATCACCTGGGTGACGAACTCGCAGGGCGAGAGCGATCTGCTCAATCAGGTGCAGGTGGTCTCGACCGAATTCTCCGACAAGCCGGTGCTGCAGGAGGGCAAGGTCACGCGTTTCCTCGGCTTCGACATCGTCTATTCGGAGCGGCTCGCATCCGCCTCGAACGTCCGCAACAACATCGTGGCGGCAAAATCCGGCTGGTACCTCGGCATCTGGCAGGATGTCATGAACAAGATCAGCCAGCGCGACGATCTCTCCAGCCAGCCGTACCAGATCTACACCAGCATGTCCTCGGGTGCGACGCGGCTCGAGCCGGGCCGCCTGCTCTCGACACTCTGCGCTGACACCTCGGCCGCTGCCGACGTAACGCCGTAAGGAGGCAACCATGGCCGTTGACCACGTCAAATCCAGTTTCGTCACCAACCTCGACGCTTCGCCGGCGGTCCCCAACACCGCAGGCGAGGGTGGCCCCGCGCCGCTCAAGTACATCGACGGATATTCGACGGCTGTGGCCTCGTCCAGCGCGGACGCGACCTATCAGCTCGTCCGCATCCCGTCGACCGCCAAGGTCAAGCGGATCATCTTCGAATCGCAGGCGCAGACCGCCGGCAAGTTCGATCTCGGCCTTTACTATGCGACTGACGGCGTGATCGGCAAGCCGACCGCGCTGCTCGCGGCGGCCGCGATCGATCAGGACTTCTTTGCGTCCGACATCGACTGTGCCTCTGCGGTGCTGCCGACCGACGTCACCAACGAAAGCCTGACCTATACGCTCGCCAAGCGGCATCAGCCGATCTGGCAGGCGGCCGGTCTTTCGGCCGATCCCGGCGGCAACTTCGACATCGTTGCCACGGTTCACACCACCGCGGTCACCACCGGCACCGGCCTGTTCGGCATCGGCGTCACCTATACGGACTGATCCATGGCGAACGCGGTGATCCGGGCAACGCTCGGCCAAAGCCTCGGCAATGGGATTTACAATTCCAGTGCCGCGAGCGTCGGCGACAAGGTGGGCAGTCTCAACACCGCAGTCACAGCCGCCATTGATGCCGCAGCCCTCGTCACCGCGGACCCAACGGTGGCAGGCAATCCGACCGCGCTTGGCCTGGCCCAGGCGACGGACACGGCCGTCGCCGCGATCGCAACCGCGCAAGGCGTCATCGAGGTAGGCGACATGACCTTGATCGTCGACATGGCTGTCGTCACCGACCGCAACAAATTCCGGTCCGCGCTGCGGGCCATCGAGCAAGCCGCATTCGGCGGCACGGTTTAGGAGAGAACGATGGCGAGCCATTACGTCAGCCTCACGCGCGGCACCGAGGGCACCAAGGCCGTCGACTTCACGACCGGCACGTCGAGCGCGTCGACCGATCTGTTCGAGCTTCGCATCCTCGATGGCGTCACCCCGACCAAGGTCGAGGTTCACAAGGCGCTGGAAGCCTTCAAGCGCTTCTTTGAGGATTCTCAACAGGTCGTCGCCGCCGCCTTTGACGTCAAGGGGTAACCCATGGCGACCGCCACCGACGGATATCTGGCCTCCAGCATCTCCGCGAGCACGGCGGCGTTTCAATTGCGCGGCGGAAAATATGCCGTGGCCGCGGTTGCCACGTTTGGCGGCGGATCGGTAAAGCTGCAGGCGCTTGGCCCTGATGGATCGACCTATCTCTCCGTCGCCAGCGCCACGGATTTCAGCGCGGCCGGCTATGGTACGGTCGATCTGCCGGCGGGTCAGTATCGCTTCACCATCGCGACGGCGACCGCTGTTTACGCTTCGGTGTATCGAATCCCGACTTAGCGGTGCGTTGCTGGCATAGCTCCCCGCCAGCATCGTCGCCGGCATGGCCGAATTCCGCTTTCCTGTCGACGTCGGTAACCGTGGGCTGCAGCATTGCGGCGCCGAGCGCATGGGGTCGGATGGCCTTAACGAGGTCAGCAAGCGCGCCAGCGAAGTAAACTTCTGCATCGGCAAGCTGCGCGCGGCCGAACTGCGCTCCAACGTGTGGACCTTCGCCTGCCGCCGCACCATGCTGCGCGCGATCGACGACGACACCATGCTGCTCGCGGCCGCGATGTGGAGCGAGGTTACGACCTATTTCGTCGGCTCGCTGGTCACGGATCAGTACGGAAATATCTGGCAATCGAAGATCCCCGACAACCTGGCGAACGACCCGCTTTCGACCGCCACTCCCTATTGGGAGCCGTATTTCGGCCCGCTGGCGGTGGCGCTGTACGATTCCGACGATGCCTATGCGGCGGGCGAGCTCGTCTACACCACGGCCGGCGATGGCACCAACCGGGTCTATATCTCGCTGCAAAGCGACAATGAGGACGACCCGGCCACCGCGACGGCCTATTCGGCCACGGTGACCTACCAGAAGAATGACGTGGTGACGTCGTCTTCCGTCGTCTACATGAGCCTGATCGACCTCAACCTCGGCAACACCCCAGCCTCCTCGCCCGCGAACTGGGATATCGGTACCACCTACGGGGCTGGTGACGCCGTCGCGGGCTCCGACGGCGTCAAATACACTTCGGTCGGTGCCGGCAATATCGGCAATGACCCGGTCAGCGACGGCGGAGTGAACTGGACCGACACCGGGGTGCTGGTGCCGTGGACCGTCGATTTCACCGGCGGCACCGGCTCGCTGAAATGGCGGCAGATCGGCGGCGCCGAATTCCCCATGGGCGTCGGGCTTGCCGAACTCAACATCATCTATCCGCTCGGCTCCGGGCCGTCGTCGCAGGCAACCTCCCGCAACGTCTTCGTGATGCCGTCTGGCTTCCTGCGCATCGCCAACCAGAACCCGAAGCCCGGCACGCCATGGCTCGGCGGGCCGTCCGGCTACACTTACAACGACTGGGTGCTGGAGAACGGTTTTCTGCTGTCGATGGAAACCGGACCGATCCCGTACCGCTTCGTCGCCAACGTCACTGACGTGTCGCGCATGGACCCGATGTTCTGCGAGATGTGGGCGGCGCGCGTCGGCATGGAGGTATGCGAGCCACTGACGCAATCGACCAGCAAGCTCGGCGCCATCGCCAAATTCTATGACGAGAAAAAGAGCCTCGCCGTCGTGCAGAACGCGATCGAGCAGGGACCGGAGGACGCACCGGACGACGAATGGTTGACGGTGAGGTACTGACCTCATGGCCGACGCCGCCTTCCTGATCCCAAACTTCCACGGCGGTGAGATTTCGGCGTTTGCGCAGGGCCGCGCCGACAAGCCGGACTATCGCGTCTCCCTCAACGTCTGCCTAAATTCCTTCCCGCTTGAGATCGGCACATGGGCGCGGCGGCCGGGCTCGCGGCATGGCGGCCACACCCGCCGCGGCGCGGCCGGACGCACGATCAAATTCGACTTCGAGCAGGACGACGCGGTCACGCTGGAATTCACCGACGGCTGGCTGCGCTTCCGCAATGGCGCCGTGCTGCTCGGCGGCAACGACGATGAAGTGGTGGCCGCAGTTTCGACCGCCGATCCTGCCGTGGTACAGACCACCAGCGCGGTTACTTGGGCCACCGGCGACACGCTGACCTTTCCCGGCGAATCCACCCCGCTGCTGGAAAACCGCCAGTTCACCGCGACCAAGGTCGACACCACGCATTTTTCGCTGGCCGATGCCATCACCGGCGACACCATCGACGGATCGACGCTCGGGGCGCTGGTGGCGGGCGCAACCGTCCGGCGGGTGCAGGAGCTGGTGACCGCCTATGTCGGCGGTGCGTGGTCCGGCGTGCGCGCGGTACAGGCCGAAACCACCGACATCCTGCTGTGCGCTACCGTCGCCCCGCAGGCCTTGACGGTGGAGACGCTACCGGCCGACGACGTCAGCGCCCAGTTTGCCATTGCAGACGCGATCTTCAACGACGGCCCATACCTTGACCCGTTCAGCAACGGCGTGCAGGCGACGCCCTCGGCCAAGACCGGCATCATCACGCTGTCGCTTTCCTTCCCGGCATGGAGCGCGACCAAGGCGTACCGGGAGGGCGATTTCGTCACCACCGGCGGCGTCAACTATCGTTCGCTGGCGGACCAGAACGTCAACCATGCCCCGGGCGGCGGTGCACCGTGGTGGATCGCGGCGAGCCCTGCGGAGGCGATCAATGGCGGGCGAGGTTTCCTCGGCACCGACATCGGCCGGCTGGTGCGGCTGTTGTCCGAGCCTGACGCCTGGGCGGTCGGCTCGACCTATTCCGCTGGCGCCGTCGTCTCCTACAATCCGAGTGGCAAGCCGGGCGCCACGACCTATTGGTCCTCGATCGCCGGCAGCAATACCGGAAACGTCCCCGGCGCCGACCTGACGCACTGGGAAATCATCGCCTCCGGCGCTGCGATCTGGAGTTGGGGGCGGATCACGGCGCTGTCGAACATCATCGACCGAGCGCTGGCGGGCTCGGCCTCGATCGGCGACATGACGTCGGGCGGCGGGCTGGCGGCGGCGTTCGACGGCGTGTTTTCGCAGGCCGCCAGCGCGTCTGCCGAACTGTCGCGGTCGATCTCGGGGGTCAGCGTGCTGACCTCCTATGTCGGGAAAAACTATTCCGCGGCCTCCGACCAGGCGATCCAGCAAGCGACACTGTATCCCTCGAACGACGGCGGGTTTGCGATCGCCGCCGGTTCGACGATCAGCATCACGTTCAACCTCCGGGGCAAGGCGTCGCTTCCGGCCTCGTCGTCTGACGGCACGCTGCTTGGCACATCGGGCACCATCTCGAACACGTTTTCGGCGGTCACCATCGTCTCAACCGATCAGACCACGGCATGGAAATACGTGTGGGTCGAGATGATCGTGATCGCGACCCCCAGCGAATTCGGCGGGACCACGATGACCAGCGCGATCGCCGAGCTGTCGCTGTTCAACCCGCCCGGCACCGGCACGGGCTCCGGCGTCAGCGTGGAAGTGCTGGGGCCGCCGCTGCTCTACACGACATCGATTCCGACATGGCGGCTTGGCGTCTTCAGCGCCACCACGGGCTATCCGACCTGCGGCACCTATTACGAGGGGCGGCTGTGGTTGGGCGGCGCGGTCGCCAACCGCTTCGACGCCAGCGTGTCGAACGGCATCGAAGGTGGTATGGTCAATTTTGCGCCGACCGACCAGAACGGCGCTGTCGCGGCCGACAACGCTATCAGCTACACGCTCAATTCCGACAGCGCCAATCCGATGTTCTGGATGCAGGGCGAGGAAAAGGGCATTACCATCGGCACCCAGGCCGGCGAATTTCTGGTGGTGGCGCCGACCGCGGGCCCCTTGGCGCCGACCAACATCGCCGCGCGCCGGGTCACCCGCCACGGCTGCGCCAACATCGAGCCACGCCGCACCGAGCACACGCTGGTGTTTGTCAAGCGCTACGCCCGAAAACTGCTGGAATTCTTCTCCGATGCGAACTTCGGCAAGTTTTCCGCGCCGAACCTCGCCGACAAGGCCGGGCATATCGTCAGCGCCGGAATTGCCGAGATCGCCTATACCGAGGCCGTGACGCCGGTGATCTGGGGCCGCGATGCCAACAATGCGCTGTTCGGCGTGACCTACAAGCGGGACACGCTGACAACCTCGCAGCCGCCGACCTTCGCGGCCTGGCACCGCCACACGCTGGGCTCCGGCCGCACGATCGAAAGCATCTGCAACGGCCCATCGGCCGGCGGCGATCTCGACACGCTCACGCTGGTGACCAACGATTCCGACAGCGGCATCCGCCATGTCGAAATCCTGACCGACACCCCGGACGAGAACGCCGAACTCGCCGATAGTTGGTTCCTCGACAATGCGGTGACGCCGACCTCCTACACGATCAGCAGCGCGATCACGAACAACTACCCCTATGGTTCGATCACGCTGAACGGCCTGTGGCATCTCAACGGCGAAACCGTGCAGGTGTTCGCGGCCGGGCTCGACTGCGGCGACCGCGGGCGTGGCACCACCGGCTTTACGGACTTCACCGTCGCCGATGGCTCGCTGACCATTCCGTTCGGCGACAGCATATCCTCCGGACCCGGCCGCGGGCTGTTTACGGCGGATTTCGTGGCGGGAGTTGATATTACGCAGATCGTGGTCGGCTTCACCTACAACAGCGACGGCCAACTGGTGCGCCCGCTCGCCATGGCGGACACCGGCGCGCGCAATGGCCCGGCGCTGGGCAAGACCCGTCGAATGCAGCGTTACGCGGCGCTGGTATCGACCACGCGCGGCATCTCGTTCGGAACGGAGTTCGCCGCCGCCAACCTCAAATCTGCCGACTTGCGGCAGGCCAACGGCAACCAGATCGCGGACCTGACGATGTTCTCCGGGGTGCACAGCGACGCGCTGACCAGCGACCACAGCTATGACGGAATGGTGTGCTGGCGGGTGTCGCGGCCGTGGCCGGCGAACCTCGTCGCGTTCGAAGCCTTCCTCCAGACCCAGGACAGGTGATCCCATGGCATTCGGCTCAGGCACCATCTCGAGCGTCGGCAGCGCGGTGCAAGACCTGTTTTCCGCCGACACCCATCGCACCAAGGCCAGCGGGCTGCGGCTCGAGGCAGGTAATTATGATCGCTCGGCCGGCTTTGCGGATCAGAACGCGCGCTTTACGGAAGTCTCGACCGCAATCAAGCAGTCGCAGCTCGATCGCGATATCTACAAGACCATCGGCGGGCAGCAGGCGGACGTCGCCGGTGCGGGCTTTGCGGCCTCGGGCAGTGCGCTCGACATCATGCGGGACTCGGCCTCGCAGGGCGCGCTGATCAAGGCCGTGGGCGCCGAGCAGGGCCTGATCACCGAGGAGGGCTACAGGGTGCAGGCTGAGAACTATAGGAGCATGGGCGAGGCGGCCCGGATGGCGGCCGATTCCGAAGACCTTGCTGCCGACCGCGCACCGTTGCTCGCCGCCATTCACGGTGCCGCTGCCATCACCTCGTTCTTCACAAAGTAGGCCGCCATGCCCAACATAAGGGAAGTTCAAGCCCCCAACGACCTCGCGCTCCGCCCGGACGATCGGGCGGCGGAATCGACAGCCAACGCCGGCCGCCGCATCGCCGCGCTGTACAACACGGCTGCCGAGGCTGGCGCCGACACCGGCCGCCGCGTCGCGTCCGCCGTGATGGACGTCGGCAACGTCGCACAGAAGTTCATGGAGCACCGCGAGATCAGCGCGGGCGCGGCCAAGTCGGCGGAGACGCTGGCCAACCTTGATCAGCAGTGGAACAACCGGGTCAAGGATGCTGACCCGAACGATCCGACCATCGCCGCCAAATTCCGCGAGGAAGTGGTCGAGCCGACGCTGGAGAAGATGCGCGACGGCTTCATGACCGAGGGCGGCGTGAAGTTTGCGGAATCGCATGTCCAGCAGTTCCG